TCGCCGCTGAACCGGTAACAATGATGGCAGCATTACTCCACGCACCGCTACCCACCACAACCTCGTTACTGAAATTCAGCGCACCAGGTCCGATGTTCGCATCCCCGCTTTTGGCGATCGGGAAATAACCTAAATTCTCTGCGACTGCTGACGCCTGATGTACCGCTCCCCCAGTCGGAACAGAAGTCCCTGGCGTCACGTTGCCCGACACGCCCGGCGGATTGACTACGGCCATGTGAGTCGCGTCAGTCACGGACGAAATTACGTAAGCGCCGCCTCCCGCAATTGAGATCACCTGAATCGCAGCAAAATTAGTAGTTGAAACAACCGCGATCGAGACTGTCCCTGAAACAGCGGGCTGGGTAAATCCAGCAGAAAGCGTAGTGCTGGCATCTTTGAGCATGGTGCGCCCATCGATCGCGCTATCACTGATGTCGCCATTGTAAATACTCTTTGCCTGATAGGCCCCTTTAGGGATGACGTTGGGCAGAAAAAGCCCGGGCCGCGCAATACAACCATCCTGCAACATGGTCGAGTCTACGGAAGGCGCCTGTACGAAAAGAGACGTGTCATCGACAAACTCAGTCGCCACTTCGCCGATCTGAAGTTTGAGTCGGCTAAAATACACGGCCTTTGTACTGGCGGTCAGAACACCGGTTGTCTGGACCGCAACCAGGAGACCATTAGTGACATTTGTCATACTGGTCAGGTCAACGGTTGCCGTCATATAAGTCCACAAGGCGGCAGGCGCGGACTGCAGGTTGACAGTCTTTCTCAGCGTGAGCGTTGAGAAGTTATTAAATGCGTTCGCAGTGTAAAAATTAAGTACCGGCGAAACAACCTGCTGCGTGTCAGGAAAGAAATAACCGCTAAAAGTGACATTCCTTCGCAGCGTGGCAGACAGGTCGCCGTTAATCTGTTGCCCGAATTCCATACTGGTAACACCCGTATTGCCAACGATGCCATTACTAAACAGTGAGTAGACATCCGGAACGGCAGACGACCGCGCAGAAGCTACGGACGCACCTTGTGGTCGACACAACCAATAGCTCGCATTGGTCGTCCACACATTCACCGGACAAGTCACGCCTGTTGGCGTAGTCCAAAATGAACTGTAGAAATTACCGTTCCGGAAAAAGTTCTGGTCGTTGACAGGATCTTGCAGCGAGAGTTCAACGACCGGCGTAGCCAGCAGATTGAGTTTGTCGGCGGTCAGGATGTCTCTTTCCCCGAAGACATAGCTGGGTTTTACAATTAGATCTCCGATATAGATACCCTCCTTTTCATGTATGCGACCTCGGCTCTCTCTGGTCCTCAAAACTGTCGATGGTGACGCGCCGAATGTTAATATAGCCCGTCGTGTTCTCGATCTTAAACTGCACGTAGCGAGCCATCAGGTTTACTGAAAATCGTTCACTAGCTTCCTGCCGGCGTTCGATCTGGACGCCGTTATTCCCCAATATCAAAGGCAACTGGACCGAGTAATCTTCCCGGCGAGGGCTAGCATGATCGTCATTGGAATTGAGCGGGTTCCAGAATGGTTTGGCGAAGCTTTTGTACTTGGTTCGATCTTTGGTTTTATCAGTCACTAGCACCTTGCCGGCGCCTCCGTCAGCGTAAGCGGTGATCGTCAGCGACGGATCCCAACCGGCATAATCGAGTTCCATGCCCTTAAATTGATTGCGCCCACCTTGGCCCGCATATCCGCGAAGCATCACGGACGCGTCGATATCGTACTCAAAGTCGTGGCTATCGCCAAAAATGTCGGTCTTGCCCTGCTCCATCAGCACGATCAGACCTTTGACCCGATCGACCATGTAAAGCCGGCGTTCGCCGTTCCAATCCGTTTTTACGATATCGTCGATACGGAACTCTGGATCACCAAAAGTGTCGATACTCTCCCAACATCCACTCGTGATGTTGTAGACGATGATGCAGTTGTTTCTGACTGCGTTTTTGAGCGGGATAGCGAAAAACACTCGGTCGCGTCGGTAGCCGCAACAGATCAGGCTTGCCGCATTCCAATTGATAGAATCCATCACCGGGCGAATCGCGTCAGTGATCGGGAGCTCGTCGGGTTGCGGCGTATTCTGAAAGACTTGTGATATCTTAAACACGCCCGAATGGCTCATGAAATAGATGTCGCCGCTGACCTCGCACACGGCGTGTCGTCCAACGAGCCCTAACGTACCAGGGAGCTTTTCGAGCGTGGCGCTAGACAAATCGCCGGATACGCCGGTCACACGGAAAATCGAGTGCCGCTTAAAACAAATGACGGTTTGCTGCTGCCACGGAAAGATGCGAACCAGGTCATCGGCCTCGCCGGCATTGATTTGAAAATCATCGATTGTCCAATCATAACTCGTGTAATCTGCAATATCTGAGACGGCAACGCGATCACGGCCGTATGGCACCAACATTCGGTTGGCTGCGTTTTCCGCGGTATAAGCATTGGGCACCGTGATACGACCGCCCGTGGGAGCAGGAAAACCCTCCCAGTACACGCTCCAATCGCCACGCCACAACAGCGGCGCCACCGAGGGTCCGCGCCAGATAAAAAAGATGTCAAAGCACTGCGAAAACTCTACTGGATCGGTGACGTTTTCCGGTAGCGGGACAAACCGCGGATACTCGCCGTCTCGGGCAAACCACACACCGTTTACCGTTGCGATGGCCATCCATTCGAGCCCGTTCGGGTTAGAGAAAAGTCCGACTCCGTAAATTTGGTTATACTGAATGGTGTTGAGGGCACCAGGACAAATGCTCCCCCTCCTGGTCTCGAGTCCGCCATTCTCGACTCGGCAGTTGTAGCCTTCCCGGTAGTAGCCTGGCAGCATCGACGCAGGATCTGAACTCTTCATGTCCATGCCCTTAAACGTCATGTCCCCTGTCGGGACCTGCGCGTTGTCTAGCGTGCCTTGACCACGGTATCGCCCCATTTCAAATCTCCTTGGCGATTTGTTTCAACCTTCCGAGCCCGCCCCATTTATTGAATAGGTTAACCGCGAGATCGCATTTATCGGCCCACGGCTTGTAGCCTGGGTCACTGCCAGGAAAAACGAGGTAGACAATACCCGACTCTGTCCCTCCACTTTTTGGATCATGCGCTAGCCCGAGACACTTCGCTAGCAGCATCGAAACCTCGCCGATATGATTGGCCGGCCCGACATCGGCCGTCGCGCAGTACATGGTGTCGCCGCTCTTCTGGTTCCAACACATTCCAACGTCGCCAAGTTTCCAACCTTGCCCGAAACTGCCGGGGATCACCATGAACGGGTAACGTTCCGAGTCGATGTAATGATCTGGATGATCCTCTGGATGCGCCGGATTTGTTAAGGCCGTGGTCGAAATGTAGTAACCGGGTGCCGGATGCGCGATTGATTGCAGGACCGGTTTACCGTTAGGCGCGTAAATTCCCCACCAATTACCGGGACTGCCGGCGTTAGCCAAATAATCCAGAGCCTCGCTATCGTCAGGATGGTAACAATGCGGGCTGCCGTCGCCGTTGACCGTGGCGCCGGTTTTGTAAACGATGGCTTTCGGATCTCCTAGGATTTCGAACACCTCTACATCTCCGATGGTGTCTATGTGATTTATGTCACTCATTTTTTACTCCATTCTTCTTCAACCCAGCCCCAAAATACAAAACGCCCAATTGTTATGGGACCAAACGCAAGCTTGTGGGGGCGGCCGGAAGTCCGTTTGTGAAGGAAAAAGGGGGTTCGGATGCGGGTCCGACGCCTCCTAATGAATTGACAGCCGCGGCTGTCACCGAATAAGTGCCGTGCGGCAATTGCGCCAAGTCGTAGTGCAGTTGAACCGTGCCGTCGCTATTGACCGTCGCCGGCGTAGAGAGCGGCGTGGAAGACAATCCCGTAATGACGTAGGAAACAGGTTTGGTAAACTGATCCAGGCTGCCAGGCACTGGATCACAAACCAGGAAGGGACTCGCCAGGACTGGTCCGGCGAGCCCAACCATCAATGCTCCTATATATAGAAGCGTTTTCATCTTACTTGGGTTGCGGTGTCGGCGGCAACGGAGTGCCGGCTGTCGGTGGAGGCGTCCCTGGCGGCAACGGTTGTCCACTCGGATACCCCGGTTGCGGCGGTAACGGCTGAGCTGGATGCCCCGGTTGAATTGGCAACCCTGCACTCGGATGGCCAGGAGGATAAACCGGGCCAGTACTCGGATGCTCTGGACTTGGCGGTAAACCTTGATCAGGTCGAGCAGGAGGCGTCGGCAAGCCTTGATCAGGATGAGCCGGCGGGCCGCCAGGCGCAATTGGGTGCGTCGCCTCAGGAGGTGGAATCAAGATCGGAGGCCAAATCTCAGGAGGCAATTGAATCGGAGGCGCAATCACTCCGCTGCCAGGCGGCAAACCATGATCAGGATGGGTCCCAGGAGGAACGGGTAATCCCTGATCCGGCCGGCCAGGAGGTTTCGGTAACCCTTGATCGGGCGCACCGGGCGGTTTGGGTAAACTATGATCAGGATGAGCACCAGGAGGAACGGCTGCGCCAGGCGCACCGCTGTAATACCAGACTGAAACGTGAATCAATGCCATTGGTTTTTTATTTTAGGGGTTAGTTGAGGGAGATTTCTTATTGTGCTCGTTGCCGTTTTTGCGTTCTAGGTAGCGATCAGTGCTGTTTAAGCCGGCTAGGCCAAACACCAGTGCGGTCACGCTTTGAAAAAACGGCCCGATAAATTTGTACTCGGCCAAATGGTTGCGAATGTTCGGCCAAAAGTCTGCCATCATTAGGATGAACAGACCCGCCATTGGCACCGTGAAAAAGGTCAATACGGCACCCCAACAAAGACAGGTTCGCCATTTTGGCTCTTGCATCATGACGTGTACCCTCGCCAGTTGTCGCGTTGCCCTTGCTGCAAGCTCTGTTGGTCGAAAGCTTCTTGCAGATACGAAAATGCCTTTCCCAGTTCGCCTGGCGCCTTCTCGTTTTGCCCTTCAACTACCAGCGTGTCGGCAAATGCGGCTTGCGTCACGTAGCGTCGCATCGGATACGGGATCCTGAAAATGCTCCACGTGTCGGGACTCAAACTCGGTTGCGCGGCTAGGTTACCGTCGACCGATGAGATATAAGAATCGGTCCCGTCAATTGTGGCGTCGCCTATATTATAAGTGGTCGTGGCACTCCAAGCGTCGCGACCGATGCCAGGGTAAGCGATCCGGAAAAGAAGCCACACCACACCCACTGTCGAGGTCACGGTAAATTCGATCCCGCGAGCCGAGAGCAGGTAATCAACCCGCCGGCGATTCGGGTTCTCGTACGGATTCGCCGTCCAAGCGCCAAACGCCGCGCCGATCGGCGTTCGTTTGTCTTCCCACCACGGAATGTAGCGCGGACTGACGGTCGGATTCGGTTGCCAGACGGCAGTGTTTGACAGGGGCCCGCCCACCGTCTGCGCGAGAGCTTGGTAATACATCTGCGTGCACGGATCCCAGACGATC